CCTTCTTCCGGGCTTCGACGGACGTCTCCGCATAGGCGGGGAAGGTGACCACAGACACCTCCCAGAGGTACACGTCGTGCAGGATCCAGGTGCAGGACCCGTCACGGTTGTCGATGTATTCCTCATCGAGGATATCGAAACCAAAGGAGCACTGAGAGACGTCACCCCGCTGGACGCGGGCATAGAGGTTCATGGCGTCGCTGTCCTGCTCATTGATTTTGATTTTTCCCCACAGGCCCTTCTCGTCGACGCGCAGCTCCAGCGTGCCGGCGCTGGTCCGTCCGAGGACCAGGTTGGTCATGTGGTCGCACAGTGCCCGGACGTCCAGGCCCAGGCAGTTGTTGAAGGCATCGGGCGCGACCTGTTCGGTGGCGCCGGGCCAGATCTCGTAATCGCTGTTGAAAACTGCGAAGTAGCCCTCGATCACGGGGCCCTCATCGCTGTCGGACCGCGCGCTGAACGTGGTGGGCGCGCTGCGGACCTGGCGGTCCTTACGGTCAAGATCAGTTCTCTCCATTTTCGTTGCCTCCCTGAAGTTTCTCCTGGTTTCCGATATCGGCCAGGGGGATATAGTTCTCGAGGAGCACCAGCTCGTCGAGTCCCTTCATCGGGGACAGGCCGAGCCAGTCGCGCACCTCGTTGCCGGTCATGATGCCGCGCACATACTGCGCGTCGCCGATGTTGGCCATCTCCTGCAGATCGTAGGCGTAGAGCGCGCGCGAGCTGAACCGGAAGTAGCGGTCGGGGGAGAGGAGGAGCTTCTTCGTCAGCTCCTGCTCCAGGCGCTTGGCCAGCGGCATGAGCACCGTCGAGACGAAAGTGTTGTACTCCTGCCGGATGTACTGCCCGACGCCCACCAGGAAGCCCGGGACGCCGAAGATCGAGGCGACGGCCTTCTTGTCCAGCTCTACGCCGTCCTTGATTGCGAGATCCGTCAGCGACAGGTACTTCGCCTGCGTCACGTTCATCAGGTCCGCCGGGATGACCACCGGCTCGGTCGGGTCGTTCCGCTTCCAGAACTTCTCCAGGAACCGGCTCCGGAGATCCTCGTCGCTCAGATCCGAGTCCGCGTTCACGCTGATGATGATCGGCGGCTTGTAATCGGAGCTCATGTAGGCCTGCTTGGTCGCGCTGGTCTGCATGATCGAGTCCACCACGGCCTGCAGCTGCAGCTGGGGGCCGACACCCTTCCAGGGGTACTTGGGATCCGGCCGGAGAGTGAAGTGCAGCACCTCGTCCGGGTCGAAAGCCACGCCGTTGATGATGACCTCGTAGGGCTTGTTGTCCGGACGCAGCTGAGTCCGGGCGTCCGGCTGCGGGACCAGGTCTTCGAGGCGGCCTCCCGACGTCACGGGGAGGACGATAGCCTCGCCCTTTGTCAGCATCGTGGTCGCGATCCAGCTCACCCAGTTGCTGCGGGTGGTGAGAGACCAGGGAGAGACATCCACCTTCTTGGCCAGCTCGTCGCGGACGCGCACGTCGCCGGCGTCGGTGTTCCTCATGAGGTGGATTGTCATGGATCCGAGCATGTCGGAGATCCTCCAGACGGCCGCGGCCACTTCCGGAGCGTCCATGAGACGGTGATACCCGCTCGGACATATCACGCCGGGCGAGTTGAGGGTGATGCCCACCACCGAGGACAGGTTTGAGGCCGGGGCGCTGCGCGTCTCATCCGGCGCGGTGATAATTCCGTCGATTATAGGCATTATCAGTCCTCCTTGGGCGTCGATTCGAGCCACTGGCGGATCTTCGGGCTCTTGTCGGTGTCGATCAGCAGCCGGCAAACGGCAAAAACCGAGGCGTCGAAGACGTCGATCCGCTGGTGCTCGCTGATTTTCTGGTATTTTATGCTGTCGTCGTCCATTTCCTTGGCATGGACGTGCTGCACGCAGTACTCATAGGGGTCCGCGTGCAGGTAATAGAGGCAGCCGATCTTCGCTTTGTGCTCGATGTAGCGGAAGCCCTCGCTTTTGATGACATGCAGCTGGGGCTGGTCCACGATCCTGAAGCCCGCGGCCTCCATGGCCCGGCAGTACTGCCGCGCGAACTTGCGGTCGTGGCCGATCTTCTTGATCCGGAAGCCGGCGGAGCGCCATTTCTTGAACTGCTCGACCGGTTCGGTGGGGTCCATCGACGGCGTGTTCGGCATATCGAGCCAGCCGTCCTCCCGCCAGCCGAAGAGAGGGATCTGGTCCTGATCGGCCTTCTCCGCGGCGGCCACCGCGGGAAACCAGGCATGAGGAATGATCACCAGGACGTTCTCCTCGGTGCCGGCGACCTTCGCGGGGATCTCCCCGACGATGGCCGCGGCCGTCAGGTCGTGCAGCTTCGAGAGGTCCGCGCCGCCGTACCACGCGGTGATCAGCTTCCGGAGATCTTCCTGGCTCCAGTTGAAGGCGCGGTCGCTGGCGCGGAACTCGTCCACGTTGAACCAGGCGCGCAGCGAGCTGACAAAGACGTTGAGCCGGCGGGAGAGAAACTCCTTCCGGTTCTGCGGGTCGTTCTGAGCCTGCAGCGCTGCGGCCATCATATCGTCCGGGCGGACCGTCACGTTCCAGCTGGGGTTCGCCATCTGGTGGACGGTGGGGTTGAGGTAGTCGACCTCGCCCTTGTCGTCCTGCGGCGCCCTGGCGATGAAGGCGAAGATCCGGTCGGCATCCGGGCCGGCCAGCTCGCCCCGGGCGATCCGGGAACAGTAATTGACGTGCTGGGCGCAGAAGCCGGTGCCGTCGTCTCCGGCGGTGGTGGTCGCCAGGATCAGCTTGTTGCCGTAGGCGATCGTGGCGTCCTTCAGCCGGTTATAGGGAACGCCGTCCCGATAAAGCTCGAGCTCGTCGAGGTGGATCAGGTTGGCGTTGAAGGCGTCGAAGATATCGGGCTTGTAGGCGAGGGCGTCGAAGTTGATCGTCCCGCCGCCGATCGGCCCGCTGAAGCTGTGCCCGAGGGAGCTGTCTAGGACGCGGAGCCCGTGGACGGGATCCTCGCGCACGGTCATGCCCAGACGGTGGAGGTTGTAGCTGAGGAAGCCGAAGCCCTCCATGTTCTGCTTCAGGGATCCCGCGACCGTCTTGATCTTGGATCCGGAGGCGGCGTACCACAGCCCCAACGACCAGATCAGGGCTGTGGCAAAAGGCGTCTTGCCGTTTTTCCGGGCCAGCATGAGGAGGGCCTGCTGGAATCTCCGGATCGCCGTCTCCCGGAGGTAGAAGCCGCCGATGTTGTAGATCACGAACTTCTGCCAGGGCTGAAGCAGGAAGGGCTTGTTCCGGAGGGGCCTGGCCGCGATGTCCTCGCCCTGCTGATGGACGAAAAGCGTCTCGATGGTCAGGATCAGGAACTCCGGCAGCTCCGCCGAGAAGGTCCAGCGCGGGTCTCGGAGATCTCCGAGGAACCGGCGCGCCGCCGCCTGCGTATCTTCGCAGGCAAATGAGCTCTCAGCTGTCTCCCTGGCGTAGGCCAGCACCTCGGGCGCGTTCTTCGCGCTGCCGAGGATCCCGAGCAGCTCGTCGCTCATGTGTCCGAACCGGACACGGCGTTCGCCGACGCCTGGACGCGGATGGCATCCAGGAGGGCGTTGACCGCGGGGGATCCGCCCATGCTGTCGACCGGCCCGCCGTCTTCAGGGACGATCGAGCTGGCCTTCAGCCGGCGGAGCGCCTTCGGGGTCAGGCCGAGCGCGTCGCGGTGCGACAGGATGTCGCGGCGCTGTTGCACGATCACGGGATAGAGATCCGAGCCGGTGCTGTCGCCGGTCTCGTGCCAGCGCTTCAGCGTCCGCTGATGCTCGCGCTCCATCACGGACAGCGTATGGATTTCCGGATCGAAGGCGGGCTGGTAAATCCCGAGGGTCATCAGCTGCTCGACGTATTTCTGCTCCCTGGTCACGCTGCGCGCCTCCCGTCGGTGGTGATCACTGCGCGGCCCGAGCGCGCGCCCGGCCGCGGAGTCTGGAAATCAGACATTAGACCTTGATGTCCGGCCCTCCGCCCGATTTTTCGGTTTTGCTTTCCCGGACAATTTTTCCGTTGCGTGTGCGCCGAGC